ACCGCAGAAGTAGTCGCTGCGTACCAAGCCGCACAGGCTGATGTTGCTTAACTAACGATTTAGCTGTATATTTATACTGTACTGGCTCAGTAAACCAGGGATTCTCAGGAATCAACAAAATGTCAGAAGAAGTTCAAAACTTAGCGGAAGTACCCGAAGTACCCGCGCCAGACCACGAAGCCACAGCGGTTAGTGAATCTGAAGATAGTCAAACGCTGGAAGTAGAGCAAGAGCAGGCAGAGGAAGCCAAGAAATTCTCGCAAGAGGAACTTGACGCCATTGTCAGCAAACGGCTTGCAAGAGAGCAACGTAAGTGGGAAAGAGATGTGCGAGAGCGCCAGGTGCAAGCACCCGTCGCAGCTAGAGAGTTACCGCCAGCAGATCAGTTTGAATCAGTAGAAGCGTATGCCGATGCATTGGCTATGCGTAAAGCTGAAGAACTGCTCCACCAACGGCAAATTCAACAGCAACAATCGCAAGTCTTAGATGCTTATCATGACCGTGAAGAAGATGCGCGGGGCAAGTATGATGACTTTGAACAAGTCGCCTACAACCCTAACCTTCCAATCACAAACGCGATGGCAGACACGATTAGAGAGTCCGACATTGGGCCAGACCTAGCGTATTACTTAGGTTCAAACCCAAAAGAAGCTGATCGCATTTCCAAATTATCACCCCTCGTTCAAGCCAAAGAATTGGGTAAACTTGAAGCTAAACTAGCTGACAGCCCGCCCACCAAGAAAACATCGAGCGCCCCCGCGCCTATTGCCCCCGTCACTGCTCGCAGTGGCTCCGCACGAACGCTAGACACGACTGACCCACGCTCAATTAAAGAAATGAGTACGTCTGACTGGATAGCAGCCGAGCGTCAAAGGCAAATCAAGAACTGGGAAGCGCAACGTAACCGCTAATTTTTAAAGGACTTTATCATGGCTAATAGCTTACTTACTATCGACATGATTACCCGTAAATCTCTTGAAGTTTTAGAGAACAACTTGGTAATCACCCGCAACGTTAATCGTCAATACGACGATTCTTTCGCCGTTCAAGGCGCTAAAATTGGTTCAACACTGCGTATTCGTTTACCTGACCGCGCTTTAGTGACTGACGGCGCCGCCTTGCAAGTGCAAGACGACAACGAACAGTTCACCACTTTGACTGTTGGTTCACAAAAGCACATCGGTATTAACTTCACTTCTGCTGAATTGACCATGCAGTTAGATGACTTTGCAGAGCGTGTACTCAAGCCTCGTATCAGCCAATTGGCTGCTTCTATCGACGCTGACGTTTGCAATTCATTCTTGTCAATTGGCATCTCAGTTGGTACACCAGGTTCAACACCATCAACTTCAGCCGTCTTGTTAGCTGCTCAACAAAAGCTAAACGAAGCCGCTGCTGTGATGTCACCACGCTATGCGACTGTTAACCCAGCCGCTAACGCTGGTTTGGTTGAAGGTTTGAAAGGTCTGTTTAATCCTACAGACACAATCAGCAAGCAGTTTAAGAACGGCATGATGGGCATGGGCGTATTGGGTTACGAAGAAATCAATATGTCACAGTCAATCAAGCAATTCACGACTGGTTCACGCACTGCAACAGGTGGTACAACTTCAGCCGCAGTAACAACTGAAGGCGCAACTACCATTGCTATTACTGGCGCAGGCGCAGCTGGTGTTGTTAAAGCTGGCGACGTATTCACAGTTGCTGACTGCTACGCAGTTAACCCACAGACACGCGAGTCAACTGGTTCATTGTTCCAGTTCGTCGCTGTTGCTGACGTAACATTAGACGGCTCAGGCGCTGGTAGCGTAACTGTTGCGCCTATGTACTCAGCTGGTCAAGCGTTAGCCACCATGTTGTCATTACCCGCCATAACCAAAGCGATTGTGTTTATTGGTGCTGCAAGCTCACAATACCCACAGAACTTGGTCTATCATAAAGATGCGATCACGTTTGCAACTGCTGACTTGTTGATGCCACAAGGCGTAGACATGGCTTCACGTCAAGTTCATAACGGCATTTCGATGCGTATTGTTCGTCAATACGACATCAACAATGACCGTATGCCTTGCCGTATTGACGTACTCTACGGTTTCTCGACAATCCGTCCTCAAATGGCTGTCCGTATGTGGGGTTAAACAAATGGGGGCGTATGCCCCCGTTTAGCCAAACACTTTCAAAAAGGAATTTAAAATGACTTATCAAACATCTGACGGTAACGTCGGCGAAGCCAAATCAATAGGTGGTTCAGTTCTAAATTTTGATTCAGGCGCTGGTATTTACTTCTTAACTACTGCTGTAACTGCTAACAGCACAACTACAACTGCTCCCGCAGGTTCTATCGGTGTGACAACCAGCGCTACTGGCGTTGGTAAAATGTTCATCTCTGATGGCGCTAAATGGCAATTTGCTGTTGTAGCCTAAATAACTGGGGGCTTTGGCCCCCGTTTTTAAAAGGATAAAATCATGGCAAATAACAGGCCTATCGGCGTGGCGTATGCAGACCCTGAACTTGACAGCGTTACGGTGTCGGGCGCAGTCGTTGCAAACGGCGGCGTTATTGCTTCGACAATCCAGACAACTGGAAACGAAGTAGCAGCTAACCTTAACGCTGGCGTGTACATCTTAAGCACCGCGATTACCGCCAACACAACGACAACAAGCGCTCCTTCGGGTTCGCTGGGTATCACAACCAATGCTACTGGCCTTGGCAAACTGTTTTACTCAGACGGCTCCAAGTGGCAATTCGCTGCCGTTTCTTAATCTTTTAATAGGATGGCTAGGTGTTTTGCACCTAGCCTCTTTACGCTTATGCCAAACATTTATTTGAAGCACCCCAAGCACGGCGCAAAAGTAGCCATTAGCGTTCTCGAAGCTGACCTTGACAAGCGCAACGGTTGGGTAGAGTTTGACGTCAATGAGTCTACTAAAGAAAAGACTAGCCTTCCAGAGGCAAACGCGCCTATAATTAACGCATTGCCTACACGGCGCGGGCGTGGTCGCCCTCAACCTCAAGGGGACTAGAATGGCTACGGCTGGTGACATTATTAACGGCTCGTTACGCTTAATCGGTCAACTAGCTGAAGGCGAAGTTCCATCGGCAGACACAGCGCAAGATGCGCTGACTGCTATGAATCAGATGATTGATTCGTGGAACACAGAACGGTTGTCGGTTTACACAACACTTACGCAACAATTTACATGGCCAGCAGGCTTAAAGTCTCGCACGATTGGCCCAACAGGTGACTTTGTAGGTAACCGCCCTGTTGTGTTAGGCGACGCAACGTACTTTTTAGATCCTGCGTCTGGTTTGTCGTTTGGTGTTAAGATCATTAACCAAGAACAGTACAACGGTATTGCGCTTAAAACGGTTACAAGTACCTACCCGCAAGTCGTGTGGATGAACGAGTCGTTCCCCGACGCAACGCTTACGGTCTACCCTGTACCCACAAAATCATTGCAATGGTTTATCGTATCGCTTTTACCTTTATCGCAAGCCAGTTCGTTAGCGACAGAGTTAGCGTTTCCGCCAGGCTACTTACGGGCTTTCCGCTATAACTTAGCAATGGAAATAGCGCCTGAGTTTGGCGTTGAACCTAGCCCGCAAGTATCGCGCATCGCAATGACTTCTAAGCGCACGCTCAAGCGCGTAAACAATCCAGGCGACATCATGTCGATTCCTTACCCGATTGTTGCGACGCGGCAACGCTATAACATTTTTGCAAATAACTTCTAATGAAGACGCCTATACTTGGCTCCGCGTATGTTGCCCGTAGCGTTAACGCTGCGGACAACCGTATGGTTAACTTGTATCCTGAGATCGTGCCTGAAGGCGGTAAAGAAGCCGCGTTTTTAACACGCTGCCCAGGGCTTGTCCTACAGAACACAGTAGGGTTTGGCCCGATACGGGCGCTCTGGGCGCATCAAAAGTCTTACGGCTCTGACTTCTACGTAGCATCTGGCGATGAATTTTTTCAGCTAGATGAAATGGACGGCACACCACGTAAGCTAGGCGACATATCTGGGACTGGCCCTGTATCCATTGCGGATAACGGCACACAGCTTTTCATTGCTTGCGGCGCTCGTGGCTACATTTACAACGAAACAACTGACGTCTTTGCTGAAATTACTGACCCAGACTTTCCAGGCGCAACAACAGTTGCATACCTAGACGGCTATTTTGTGTTCAACGAACCCGATAGCCAACGCATTTGGGTGTCGCAGTTATTAGACGGTACGTCCGTTGACCCGCTAGACTTTGCAAGTGCTGAAGGTTCGCCTGACGGTGTGGTCGGCATCTTTGTTGACCACCGA